TGGCATGTCCTTGTCCTTGCACACTGACTGACCAGCTCTACCCGCTGTCACGCGAGATAGGAACTCAACCCAAACATCATCAGGCAACCTAGCTGACATCGTCGTAATCCTCATCGTCGAAATCTACGGTCAAAACGTAACTGGTCTTCTCATCAATCAACAGCAACGCCTCACCGCAATTGCCACAAACTATCGACTGCATTTTCTCAAACACTTTAGCGCGTGTCTCTTTCAGGCAATAGTCGCACGTCACTGGATCCTCAAAGAACCAAACCCAATGACGCTTGAACTCTAGCACCTCACCCATCGTGATCCACCAGCTCACCCGCACAAGCTAAATAACCCGCACCGTCAACATAATTATCCTGATGGTATGGATTGCCCTTCAGCCGCGCTATCTTGAGCAGCGTCATCATTATGCCCACGTCTATTGGCGTAACATCGTGACCTAAATGATTTGACCAATACTTCGCAATCGTTGTGAAGTTGTCTTCCATATTGCCGTGATCCGCCGCCCTGTCTTTGGTCACATATTCCTTCGCCGTGTCTAAAACTTCAGCCCTTTTCATTATCCCTGTCCATTTCGTTAATCGTTAGGTTGCACACCAAGCACTCACGCTTGGTAATCATTTGTTCGTTCACCAGCTTTGTCATCAGGCTTCGACACTTCGGGCATCTATCCTGATCGAGCATACGCTGCCAGCTACCATCCCCCGCCTGAATCATTATCCCTCCCCTTACTAAACGGCACCTCAACGCTTGCTATAGGCTCGTAGCCACGCATAAGCTCCTTTGGCCATATATCTACCCTGACGCCATTACCGACGCGCTGTACGTTCACCGTAAGCGTCCTGACGTCAACCCAAGTGGATGTGCCGAGAAGCATGTATTCCCGATCCTTAAGCACATCGTCACGCTCGTTGTCGATATCTTCCATCCGAACCCCACTCAAAACGGTATCTCGTCGTCTAGGTTAGCCGGAACCGGCTTAACACTTTGAACCTCGGCACCAGCAAACGCGTTCTTTATAGCATCAACCACAGGTGCCTCTTTGTTCAACCCCTCAATGATCCGACCTATCTCGTCAACAGAATACACGACCATCTCACGATTGTCGCGCTTAACCTTCCCCGCCTCATATCCTGTCGCGGTAATCGCCAGCACCCTGCCATCCGGCATCCTGCCCTCGATGTAGTCACCGTTAAGCGGCTTCGCGCCAGCAGCTATCGCCGCCTGCTCTAACGCCGCCACACCACGCAACGTCACTTCAACCTCATGCTCAATAGACGGATCGCATTTATCTATCGCCGCATTGAGCCGATCCATCTGCTGCTCAAACCTGTCACGCAGCTCGCCGCCAACCAACCACACCAGCCGGTCTACACCCCATCGCCCCTCAACCTCCGACACAACATCATCATACCTATGCAACGCGTCCTGCATCCGCCGCATTGCCCCTTGCGTAGGCGTATAGTAAACCTTGCTAGGTTTTGGCCTCTGCCTCGTTGTCTTTTTAGTCGCCACTACACCCTCCATTTTTACTTTCCGTTTCCGCTTTCCGAATATCCGTCCGGTTCCTAAAGGAAACCGGATCGGACGGACATTCCGAAGTGATCCGACGGACGTTCCGATCGGAATCGGATATCCTATGTTAACTCTTTGTTTTCGTTAATAAGCCACACTGTCCACTTGTCTGCACCGACCAAACCCTTCTTAATTAGTGCCGTCCGGTCATCTCCGCGCCTTTTTGGGTCTTTATCGGGCAATTTTCCGCCGTGTGCATCCGCCCATTCGCGCGACGGAACGCGGTCTCTGCCGGTGTCTATGATGACATTTCTCAGCGCCTCAAGGGCTATTTTCTGATCCGCATTGAGTGGCTTTGACCGCTTTATCCGCGCCGCCTCATCACCGTCGAGCCTCGTCAACACCACCGACGATCCTGATATAGACGCAATCGGCGTCATCTCCAGCGTCAGATCGGCCATAGGCTCGGCATCCTTCTGCTTCTCAACGCGCATCGTGATGTAGTTTTCGTCCTTCGACACCACCACAGACGTGTCTACCGCGCCAAGGATAGCCGAAGAACCCCTGCTGCCGCGCTCAACCGCCTTACCGCTATGATGCACAAACACGACCGCACACTGCACATGATTGCGAATAGCGTCAGCCGCAGATATCACTAAGCCAGTCTCGGTCGAGCTATTTTCGTCAGCCCCTAGCATCGCCCGCGCCAATGTGTCGATATATACCGCAGTCCACTTCCTACCCAGCCGGTCGATTGACCGGATTAGCTTCTCAACCTCAGCCTGATCGCGCATGTTTACGGCCAGCGGCAGCATATGAAAGTGGCCGCTTGTGCCTAGTCCGTGCGTTGACTTCCACGCCTTGACGCGCTTACCAAGCCCGCCAACGCCCTCACCGGCTATGTAAAGCACGTCGCCCTGCTTCGTCTCAATGCCCTGCCAGTCGATGCCGTGCGCCTGACAGAGCGCCATATCTAGGCTGATGAAGCTCTTGCCGCTTCCGGGCGGGCCGTAGATCATGCTCAAACCGTGCGCCGTGATTAGCCCATCGTCACCCTCACCGACCGCCCACTCGATTGGCGGCATGTTCATCAGGTAATCTTCGTCAACGAAGTCGAAGTAATCGCCGTCATTATTATCGTTGTTATAATCCTCCGCCTCAGCCTCAACCGCCGGAGCCTCAGCCACCGTAGGCGCAGCCTTCACCGCTGCCGTCAAATCCTCCAGCCCCTTGCCGCTGTCCAGCCAGTCCACGATATCGCCTTTCGGCGGCAGGCCGTCCAGCTCCACCCGCTTTATGCGGCCAGCAACGCCAAACAGATTGCCGATCACTATGTCGGCATGTTCACGCCCTGCGTCGTCATTGTCAGCCAAGACCACGACATTGCGTCCGGCAAAATACTGGTTAAGCACCGGCTGCCACTTCTTTGCCCCGCCGTGAGAGGTCGTGGCGACCAGCCCCAGCTTGGATAGCCGCTGCGCCGCCTTCTCGCCTTCCACAATAAATATGGGCGCGTCTGGGTTGGTTATCATATGATGGAGATTGTATGGCAACGCCTCGACGCCATCCATATTGAATAGCCAACCGCCCTTGCCGTCTGGCCGACACTGCCTGAACGTCTTAGGCTCAAACCGCCTGACCTGATAGCGCACCTCGCCCTGATCGTCGATGTAGTCGTAGACCGCAGACATAAACCGCGCTGGCTGCAACGACTGCTGCGCCTGACGCTGTATGCCAAACTTGCGCTCTAGTATCTCGGGGATGTTGCTGGCGATTGTGGCGCCCTCGTTCATGCGAACCAAGTCCACGCAGCCACCGCCTTCGTTTGTCTCAAAGTCAAACCAAGTGCCTTTGCCGAGATGCACCTCGCGCGATCCACGATTGCCAAACCGCAGCGTCCGACCTTTTTGCGACAGCTTCATATTAGGTTCGCCCCAATAATGCCTCGCTATTTGCTCGATGTGAGCCGATATATTTGTCATACCTAAACCCTTTCCTGCCCCTTTGTCCCTTTAGAAAAGCGGCCACGGCGACTAGGGAAAGGGAGGGAAACCCTAACCGCCGTGACCTACTGCGCTAGAACAGGTCGCTGCCTTCCACTGGAGCCGCCGAGGTGGCAACGGCTGCCATAGCGGGCGCTGACACTGTCGGCGCAGGTTGTTGTGGCGCTGCTGCGCCATCTAGGGTTGCCGGACGGTCAACCCAACCGGAGATAACCATCACCGGCTTCTTGAAAGTCAGCTCACCGTTAGGCGTGTTGACCTTGTAACGCTCACTGCCGGTAAACTCAATGACCGGAACCTTGCCCGCATTGTCGGCCTTCTGAGCCTCATATGCATTGTGTAGGTCATTGAAAGGCACGGTGCAAGTCCTCGCGCCGCTTGACAGCTCACGCAGCCCCAGCTCCTTGTTACAAAGCATAACCTGAAACCCCTTATTGTGATCCTTGCTCGGCTGCGGCGGCATCGGATCGCCAATGTTGACCAAATGAAAGTCTGGCGCGCCGCCTGTGAATCCGATCCAACCAACCTTGATGTTCTCCAAGTCCATCGCGACCTTGACCGGATACTCCAGCTCGGATTCATCCTTAACCCAAGTTCCGTTTTCATCCTGATGCCGGTCAACCTTAATGATGTAACCACCGCGTGTTTCATACTTCAAAATCGGCACGATTGTTGAACCGTCACCGCTATTCTCGTTTACAATTCCTAAAGCCATTTTACGTTTCCTTTTCCGTTTTCAGCTTTTAAAATTGGCTCACAACCGTGAACCCACTAATCGGGTAATAGGCGCAAACGTCACGATCCGCCGGATCGCCTCGGTCTGACCTGCCACCCATCTTGACCTCGAACTCACTGGCAAAATTTATTCGCACCAGTGCGTCGCGGTAAAGAACGATAAGATACGACGGCAATCCGGTGCAAGCGGAAATGTCATGCGCCCTGATAACCTTATGCAGGTTAATCATAGCCGTCGGGTACTTATTCATCTCAAATGTGCGTGCCTTTATCTCGGCAAACGCCACAATCTTTTCTTCAAAATCGTCAGTGATAGCCACGTCTAGGCCAAAGCTCATTGGCAGTTTGTCGAGGCTGTAACCCTTTTCCGCCAGCAAGTCAGCGACCCGCTGCTCGTTGTTGCGGTCGGCTTGTGTTTCATACATTGGCCGCGACATCGACAAGCTCCATTCCATAATTGTTGACCTTGTCAGAGGCCACGACATCATCTCGCTTTATCAGCCTGTTTTTTCTGAACGGCTTATAATCGACGTGATGATGCCAGCGGTTAAACCGCCAGACCACCTTAGCAACGTCAGGGTGCAGGTCAGCCAGCATTTGTGACTTTGCCTTTGTCCCCTCAAGCGCATAAAACTCGTCGGTGTTACCGCCCTTCATGCGCTGCGTCGTGACCTTGCCCTGCAAGAACGCGTTAAACTGGATCGTGCATAGGCCGTCCTTTAGGACGCGCAGGCTTAGGTCGGTGTCTTCGTTATATCGCCCACGCCAACGGTATGGCGCGTCGTTCTGGATAAGCAGGCATGAATAGATGCGTGTGTTAGTCACAAACGCAGGCACGCCGTCTGACGACTTCACAAAGCTATAATAGTTAGGGCCAGCCACCGGCACGTTTTCGTAACGGTCAACAAAATCTTCCATCGCCGCAAAGATTGCGGGCGTGTCACTCTCGCGCTTGATGTTCCTGTTTAGCCGGTGGAAGGCGTCGAGGTTGTCGTCCATTACCCAATGACGTTTTGAGCCAAGCTCTGTCGCATGATCCCAGACAAAGTTACGCGCGGCCCCCGGTCCCTTGCTCTTGCTGTCACCAAAATCGTCGCAGGTATCATATTCGTCGAGGTAACGCTGCGGCAGGACTAGGCACCTGTCAGCGCCAACCTCGGCCTGATACATTGGCAACTGGTCTTCCTCGACGACGATTTTGTAAGGCACGCCCATAACATTTAGAGCCTTGCTCGTCAGGCGGTTTTTCCACCGACCCTTGCTAACAATATAAATCGGGTATCTAGGTAACATCTTTCCACCTCAGTAATTGCTTGTTTGAACGCTCCAAGGCTGGATGCCAAACACTCTTGGTCTTTGGCGTCATCTTCTGCCCGATCAACTCAGCAAAGTTTTCCAAATCTTCCTGCGTCCGAAACCTGACGCGCACCATTGCAAAAGGCTCGTCTTTTTCCTGCACAAACTCCGGCATGTCATGCCACTCTCTCTGCCAATCAAGTTCAAATAATTCATCCATTAGCTAAATGCTCCCTTAACACCATTTCAAACGTCTCCCAGTCTAGCGTAGCCGTGTAACGCCAGTCATAGCACTCAGCTATGTCCTGAGCCACGCTAGAGTTGCCTAGCACCACAAGCGCCTGAATCGGTATCCGCACCTGTGTCTGCTGGCGATCCAGTTTATATACCAGGCACGGCAGAGCGTCGTTTGTGTTAGCCGCAGACTTTGCCGCTGTCACTATTTGATCCCACCAATCATTGCTAGGCGAAACTTT